ATGATAAGATCGATGATGGGACGGAAGAAAGTAGACAGGAATACTTTGCTGTTGCTACATTTTGATGGATCATTGAAAGATGAAGCCTCAGGCAAGCCTTATGTTGGTAGTAATATGTCCTATGTAGTGGGAAAATTCAAGAATTGCGTTTCGTTTTCAGGAAACGGGTATGTAAAGATAAGTGGAACGAATGCCATAAACGAGTCCCTATATCCAAACTATACCGTCGATTTTTGGATTAAACTGAAAAGTGGTGTGAAAAACGGTATAATGTCAAAAGGCGTTGCTTATGGAAGTTACAGCTTTGATATAATGGAGGAATCAGACGGACGCATTTTCTTTGGATTGCAGTATGGTGGAACCCGAGGGGATGCAATATGCTATTTTACGATGCCACGGGATCAGTGGGTTCATCTTGCGATCGTCAGGTCACAATCTCGATATTGGAAAGTGTATGTAAATGGAGTGTATGCGTCTGGTTTCACATCAACGATGGTTTCAGGGTACTATAGTTCTTTAATGATCGGAAAATATCGAGATTATGGATTGTATCTGAACGGTATGATTGACGAGTTTCGCATCAGTAATATTGCCCGTTGGACATCAAACTTCACTCCGCCTGCAAGGCCGTATTAATAAATTAGTGACACTGTCTTTGGGCTGTCACAGCAGAAAGACAGCAAATGTATATTCAGAAAAAATTATTGATAATCGCCAACCCCAGGTTGGGTATTTTCTTTTAAAACAAATGGAGATATAAAATGTTCGGTGGCGAAAGAATAATAAAACAGCCTCCAGGCTATCACAGATTGGAGGCTGTAAAAAAAGAAAATTAGGGGACCGAGGGTCTCCGGAAACAAAGTTAAACAATAAAGTTTGAAAATCATGTTATTATTAATTATTTCTTTTTTGGTTATCGCAGTTTATACGGCAGCAGTTTGTATAAAGGCAAAAGGTGTACCGTACTCAATTAGTGCGACGTATTATACTCTTGATCATAAATTGATCTTTGGGGCAAGCATGGCACTGACGGCTATGTTCCTATTCCCGGTCATTTGGGAAATGAGTACAACCTTTACTATGCGGTTGCTGGCGATCGCAGCCTGTATCGGTTTGATTGGTGTCGGTTTGGCTCCTGATTTCAAAGACGCTTGGATAAACCGCATTCATTGTGGATCGGCGGCATTGACGTTGCTTTCTTCTCAGCTATGGGTTGGCTGCACGTCTTTCTGGTGGGTTCTTATTCCGGTGTGGCTGGCTTTTATCGTTTACACGGTAATAGACATGAGTAAACGGTTGAGTGGTAATATATGGCAGGACTTTGTATCAACGAAGCCGATGTTCTGGTGTGAGATTGCAGCGTTGTCTACGACTTTTGGCGCGTGTGGACTTGCGCTTTAGAAATCTACCATAAACAGAACATCTACCTTATATATTAAAACACGACAACCGGTAAAATGTCATATATCCGGTTGCCGTGTTTTTTATTGCCTAAAAATAAGTAGGTTATTTAGCAGTATGGAAATAAAGCGCGGAAATACGGTAGTTTGTGATGTTTATTTGAAGGATAACAGTTATACGGTCGAAGAGATCATGGGTGAGGACACTCTTACCCTGAATTTTCTTTCCCGAAATGTGGTAAACCTTCAAATCAACGACTATATAGACTTTGAAGGGACAAAATACAAGATCCGGCATAATGAGAAGGTGACGAAAAGGGAGACATCTCTTGGTTGGGAATATACCGTTCAGTTCTATTCAAGTCGGTATGACCTTTTGGATGCAGAGTTTTTCCTTCATGGTACACCGGAGCGGAAAAAGAACTTCGACTATTACACCGGTACCGCCCGTGACTGGCTAACCCTATTTGTCAAAAACATGAACCGTACAGGATCTGGTTGGGTGGCCGGATCCTGTATCGAATCCCGGATGATTACCCTTTCTTTCAAAGATAAGAAAGTCGGGATGGTACTTGACGAACTCATTAAAGAATTGGATACGGAATACTGGATATCCGGCCAGACAATAAATATCGGCAGGAGGGAGTATTCAAGCAACGGCCTTGTCTTGGCACAGGGCGAAGGAATGGGTTTTACCGAACTGGAAGTGTCCGCTGTTGATGATACGCCACCAGTAACGGTTCTTTATCCATACGGTTCAGACAAGAATCTCGGTCCTGATTATGGCACTGATTATCTTCTTCTGCCTGATGGCCGGCTTTCTATCGAAAAGAATGTAGAGAAGTACGGCCGGATAGAAAAGTCCATGCAATTCGACCATATCTTTCCGAAAGGAGAGTTTGCCGTAACAGAAAAGATCGACGATTACACTCTGAGAGCTGCCGATATGGATTTCAATCTTACCGATTGCCTGTTGGACGGGGTGGAAGTGATCGTTACATTCCAGGATGGCGGCTTGGCTGGCTATGACCTTGCAATCGTTGAAGACAGTTGGGACAATGACTTGAAACAGTTCAAACTAAAGCAGAATGACCAGGAAAACGCCTTGAAAGTCCCCGGTGACATTAATTTTTCTGTCGGTGACAAGTTTATCCTTACCGGCCTGAAAATGCCGCAAAGCTACAGGGATAACGCTTCATTACAGCTACAGGAAGAGGCGCAAGCATGGTTGGATGGCAAGTGCGAGAAACGCATCCAGTTACGAGGAAAATGTGATGAAATTGTTTTTCGTTTGCAAAACATCTTTATCGCCTGTGGCCAGATGGTTGGCGTATATTCCGAACAGTTAGATATCGATCGAGAGATTCGTGTTACCAAAATAAAAAGGTATATCGAGAAAGACGGTACACCTTCATACCGGTATGAACTTACCTTGTCCGATTTCCTTGAATCGAATGGTTTTAAGGATCTGGTGGATGATGTGAATAAAGTGCCGGAAGAGATTGAGGATGCGGTTAAGCCGGTTCGGGAACATACGAAACGTTCATGGCGGGACGTGATGGAAACTTTGGGCATGATGTTTGACCCGGAAGGGGATTATTTTACCGAACTTATCAAGCCGTTGGCCGTGCATACGGCGCAACTTATCGTCGGTACCAATTCCCAGCAGATGGAGCTTATAGGAATGAAGTTTATTCCGAATGCGGACAATGATGCCAACTATTTCAAGAATACGACAGGAAAGTTAGTACACTTTACCGTTAGCGAGGAAATCCGTGAATGGGCTATTCCGGCGGCTTCTTTCCGGCTGAATAATTCGCTTGCCTATTATGTTTATGCCAAATGTCCAAAAGAAGGAACAAATGGCTCAATATATGTCAGTGAACGGCAGATAAAGTTAGAGGATGAAACAGGGTTCTATCATTTCTGGGTAGGGGTGCTCAATACTCCGGAGGATGGCGTACGCTCTTGGCTTCCGAATTATGGATACACTGAGATTGCCGGCCAGACGATCACGACAGGATTGATAAAGGACAAGTTAGCCCGATTGGTGATTGATCTGGTGAATGGGACTATAACCGGACCTGTGATATTCAAATCCGGAACATCCGGTTATAATAACATTTCCGACCGTCCTAACCTTCAACCGTTGTATGATGGGGTAAATGATGCCCTGACGGATGCAGAGAATGCGTCAAATGCAGCCAACAACGCCCAATTGACTGCAAATAACAAGGCAAGGGTATTTTATCAAACGACGGCTCCAACATCGGGTATGCGGACAAATGACTTATGGGTGGATGGGGAGAATATCTATAGATATAGCGGTTCTAAATGGGTTCTTGCCTCAAAATATGACAATACAATAACGGAGATCAATGGCGGACTCATAACTACGGGTGCGATCGCTTTTGGAAGCACAGGTGGAATGTCGGCGTCTGGTACAATCCGTATTTGGTCGGGAGGAACAGCCGGGGCGAAAGGGCAACCACCCACTGATCCGACATTTAGCGTTGATAGCTCAGGTAACGTGATTTCAAATGGGACTATTACAGCAAATGATGCCATTTTACTAAGAAATGGACAAGCTGGGATTACAGGATATGGCACATCTAATAGTTCTATAAGATTTTGGGCTGGAGGTTTAGTTCCAGAAAGTGCAGATTTTAGAGTTGACCAAAGTGGAGATGTTAATGTTAGAATGTTAAATGCTATAAGTCTCAATGGAGGCACATCTAATTTTTCAAGCATTTATTTAACCGACAAATCGTGGAATAATAACTATGTTAATCTGTTTGCAGCAAGAGAAGCTCAAGGTATGGAAATTCAAAGAACTTATCAAGGTATTTTAGGTAATATCGGAAAATTTATTGTAATGAAATACAATCCTGATGCAACGGCTTATCGGGAAATAAGTTTTTTTGTCAGACATTTTAAATCTGATGCCTCATGGGTATTTAGGACTTGTGTAAAAGCAAGTTTCTTACCAACGTTAACCCAGATTAATGATTTAGATACATCTGGAACAAAATATAATGTAAAATGGGATAGTGCAACAGGTTTATTATATATAGAATAAGAAGATGAATTTAACATTGAAAGACAGAGTATTAATACTCAACACCGTGTTACCACAGTTTGACACGAGAAAAAACATGGAACTGAAAGTATCGATAGACAGTAAGATAGCGATCTCGGAGGTTGATCAGAAGCGTATCGTTATCAAGGATATGGGGAGTGGTCAAATCAACATCGGATTTACTGATGCAACGGCCATAACGGAAACAACAGATATAGCTTTGACTGATGAAGAACTTCAATACCTCAAACAACGTGTTGACTTCATAGATCGCAACGGCATGTTCTCTGAGTTCACGATGCCGACGTATGTCAAAATTTTGGATGAACCGCTAAAAGAGGGGCAACAGGCCGAATAATATAAAAATCCGCCTCCCATCTATCACAGACTGGAGGCGGAGAAATAACAAACACTGCCTTATGGCAATGAAAAAACTCGTAACAAAGATGATCAAATAAAAACGGAAGGAGGTGTAAAGTGAATGTAGAATTAACCGATATACTAACAATAATCGGGACGTTAGGAGGATTCGAGGCGATAAAATGGGGGATTAGCTTCTATACGAACCGGAAGACAAACGCCCGTATCGAGGACGCTCATGCCGATGTGGAGGAGTTCAAGGCTTTACGTGAGTATAACGAGTTCCTGCAAAAACAGCTATCAGAAAAAGAAGAACGTTTTGTAGAACAAACCGGAAGGCTTCGACAGGTACAGGATGAGCTTTTTACTTTGAAAGAGAGCTATTCGGATGTCAAGCTTGAACTTGCACTGAAGAGATGTGAGAGAAAGAAGTGCGGTGATCGTGAACCGCAGAATGGGTATTAATATAGGAGGATAAAAATGAAAAAGATAGATTCAATCATTATCCATTGTTCGGCCACACGTGCCGGACAGGATATCAAAGCTAAGGATATTGATCGTATGCACCGTGCACGCGGTTTCAGCCAAATTGGTTATAACTATGTAATCGACTTGGACGGAACCATAGAAGCCGGTCGGCCACTCACGATAGCTGGGGCTCATTGTATCGGTTACAATGATCATAGCGTCGGGATTTGCTATATTGGTGGACTGGACACTTCCGGAAAACCGGCTGATACCCGGACTCCGGCGCAAAAGACGGCAATGGACGACCTAATTAACAAGTTAACGAGAGAATATGAGATTGCAGAACTTCTCGGCCATCGGGATACGTCCCGAGACCTGAATGATAATGGCATTGTGGAACCGTTCGAATGGATCAAGTTATGTCCTTGTTTCGATGTCAGGGAAGAATATAAATCATTTTTGAAACCGATAATTGTACAGTCATGAAAGCTTGGCATATCATAGTTGTTTTAGCTCTCTGCCTTCTTTGCTTCCTGGCCGGCCGGCACTCGAATAGGGCAGGAGGTGTACTTGTTGGAAAAAACGACACGTTGATCCTGCATGACACTATTCGAGATAGTATCCCTTATCCTGTCTACGAAACAGTAATTCAGACAGTGCCGGAGATGTTTCCCATCTACATTACACTCGAGGGAGATACAGTGAGAGAGCCGATCTTTGTTCCGATCAGGATCACACAGAAAGAATACTTGACGGACGATTATCATGCTTGGGTGTCTGGATATAATCCTTCACTCGATAGTATTGATATATTTCGAAAGACAATGTCTATAACAAAACGGCAGTCATCCCGTCGCTGGGGAATAGGCATCACGGCCGGTTATGGGATTGGCCGAAATGGCTTATCTCCATATGTAGGGATTGGGGGATATTATAGGATTTGGTGAACTACTACCGCTAAATTTTCAGTTTAGTGGTAGTTTGTCAAATATGTGATTAGGGTTCATTTAAAAAGGAATCGGAAATAGTTTTGTTATTAGAAAAATAGAAGTACATTTACTGGATATTTTGCAAAAATAACATTTATATGAAGTTTTTTTATCAAACGATGCTTGTATTGTCGAGTGTTTTTTTGTTTTCTTGTCATCAAATATCGGATAGGAAGTTAAGGTGTTATGAGAATCCTTTAAAAACAACGGACAGTACTGAATTGTATATAGCTGATCCTTTTATCTATAAAGCCGGTGGTTTATATTACCTGACAGGTACGACTGCATTGCCGGAAGGAGAAGGATTTGCTTATTATATTTCTTCCGACCTGATTAGGTGGAAGTATCAAGGTCTTTTGTATCGTAAACCAAAGGATCACATCGGCTGTTATGGCTTTTGGGCTCCAGAGGTGAAATATTACGAAGGGCGGTTTTATATGACTTACAGTTGTTATATGAAAGATTTGGATCGGATGCTTACTTGTCTTGCTGTCAGTGAAAAGCCGGGAGGACCGTTTATAGATCTTTATACTCCTTGGTTCGACTTGGGCTATTCTGCCATTGATGCAGACATTTTTGTTGATGATGACGGGACGCCTTATGTATATTTCAGCAAAAATGGAATGCAGGATACGTTGGCTACTGGTGAACTTTATGGGGTGAAATTAAAAAAAGACCTTTCCGGATTGATGGGGGAACCTGTTTTTATATCTGGCGCTTCGCAAACATGGGAAAAGGTTAACTGGGATAGGAACCGATGCAATGAAGGTGCTTATGTGTTTAAAAAGAATGGAAAGTATTATATGACTTATTCCGCCAATGATACCGGCTATGAGTTTTATGGAGTAGGGGTTTCTTATGCGGATAGTCCACTGGGGCCTTGGGTAAAGAGTGAGGATAATCCTCTTTTGACTACGGATCTTCCTAAAGGGGTTTCTGCACCGGGACACAATTCGATAGTAGAGGCTCCGAATGGTGATCTGTATATTGTTTATCATCGCCATGCTGATGTGCATTGCCAAAAACCGAATTGGGATAGAGTGGTCTGTATGGATCGATTATTCTTCGATGAAAAAGGTAAGTTATGTACTGATGGGCCATCTTCTTCGTTACAACAGATTTGTTGGTAACCTTAATTTAGTTTTAGTGTTATAATGAACAAAACCATTAATCCGAGGCCTTTCTCCTTTCCGGAAAAAGACATTCAATTCGATGGAGCAATCCTCTGACAAATCAACTCTTAAGAAACTACGAGCATCCTAAGTAACGATCTTTTTACTCGAAACAGAGTGGTGGTTAGCGGATTTTTATTCAAGAAAAACTGTGTTAGCAAAGTTAATATTTTATTCTTTGCTGACACAGTTTAATTTACATCCTCTTTCGTTTTGAAAATTTGTACTTTTCGTTTTGCCAATTATACTAAGTCAAAAGATATATGTAATTTCTTTTGTTTCATTTCTATTTAATTTTTAGTTCATTAGTTGATCCATCCATTCAACAGCCTCTTCAATAGAAGCGGCTTTTTTAAACTCTTTGGTAACACAATATCTCATATACTCACAACAAAGTTCCTCAGAGTCATTAAAATATATGTTATAGGCTCCGTTATCGTCCGCTCCGGTACAGGCTATCCCCAATTCCAACGCTTTTTTCACATTTTCTTTATCACGGGAAAAATAAGCATAAGTATCACCACTGCACCCCTTTAATCCCACCAATCTTATCAATGGTTCCATATTCATATTCTTTAGTAGTTATGATTCAGATAAATATTTTATCAAACTCTCTTTGTCTTTGAAAAGTCTTTTATCCCATTTGGGATAATTGTTTCTGGGTACACTAAGTCCATCTGACAGCTTATAAACCATAAAGAAATTATCATCAGCATAGGATATTTCGATGATTATTTTGCTTATAGTTGTATGGATAATGTTATCCCCGCTCAGATAGCATACGCTATCTCCTACGTTAAATTCAGTATCTATATTCATACCTTTTTTAAATAATAACTGGGTAATCTTGTTACTAACAAAAATAAAAGTTACTTTTGTAAAAAATCAATCACTTGCAAGATGAGGAGTCTTGCTGTTTTTAAACGAGGTCAAGCGTTTTTATATGATTGAATAAAGTGGATGCCAGATTGCCGTCTGCATTCACTTTTATTTAATATTGAGTTATCCAATCATTGTGATTATCGTGAATGTTGCCAAGGCGCAGGCTGCCATTTTTCACCATAAAAAATATGTCAGCCGCAGTAGGCATATTTTGCCATGACAATTGAAATTGACATAAGATACTATTCCACTCAACAACTCTAACATTCTTTCCTGTTGGGTCATTCATTATATCACCCTCGTAAATCTCCTTTCCGCTCTTGTCTTTTAGGCCAGTGTATTGACCTATAGTTGTTTTATCACACATAACTCCAGACAATTGAAAGAAGTTGTGGGTTCTAAAGTTAGAAACCACAAACATCAAAACAGCAGTTTCCCATCCTTCTTCTCCATCACCGCATTGAAAACACTTTTATAGGTTTCATATAATTCTTTCCTACTTTCCAGTCCCGACCAATCGGCAAAAGACTCTCCTGCAAAAAATTTCCAAGCAAAGATACGTTTAGCTTTTTCGGATAAGCCTAATTGATCGATCTGATTTATTTTAGGCCATCCCAT